AACGCTTTTCTAGTGGGTCTACCTTTTTTATCTTTTAATGGTCCAGGCATGCCAGACATTCTTGCACAAAAACTTTTTCTTCTGGCTCTTTCTTTTGGTGTTAAATTCTTTTTCTTTGTAACAGGTGCTTTAAGATTACTTCCTGTAGCTGAATTATATTTTTTTCGTCCTTTAGCAGTCAGTCCACCTCTTTTGGACTTTTCCCCTCTTCCAACTGATAAACTGACTCCTTTTTTGCGTGGCATTACTTTCCTACCTTCGCTTGTGCTTTTTTATGAGCTTGAGTAAAAGTGTCTCCTGCTCTCATACGTCTTTTCATAAACTCCATGTGCTTATCACTATGGTGCTCTGAATGTTCTTTGAGCTTGTTCTTTTGGCGAGTAGTTAGTTTCATTTCTTTTTACGTTTTTTCTTT